TAGAAATTACCATTTTTTGCTTTTTTTCGTTCGTACTGGGTCATAGACTCGCCCTATAAATAAAACTGTTGTACCATTATTTATATAGATTTTCATGGCATATTCAGGTAAATACATAGTCAAAAAACCAAACAAATATCGTGGTGACCCATCAAAGGTCACTTATCGATCGCATTGGGAAAAACTTTGCTTTATGTGGTGCGAAAATAATCCAGATATTAAAGACTGGAGTTCCGAAGAAACAGTAGTTCCATATTATTATGATGTCGATAAAAAATACCATAGATATTTCGTTGACCTTAAAATTACATTTAAGAACGGTAAAACTATTCTCGTTGAAATTAAACCAGAAAAAGAAACTGCGCCACCGAAGAGACCAGATAAATCTAAAAGGTATATCGGAGAAGCATTGACTTATGTAAAGAATATGAATAAATGGGAAGCGGCAAACGAATTTGCAAAAGATCGCGGTTGGGATTTTCAGATATGGACAGAAAATACCCTTAAATCTATGGGTATCATGAAAGAACAAAAGGGTAAACTAAAACAACTCAAACCTCTGAAACCATATCGCAAAAAATCTAAAAAATGATATAAATAGTTGTATGTCGAATTTATTTCAAAATTTAGAACTTCAGGCATTCAGAGCTGGAATTAATCCCAGAACTGAAGAGTCGCGTGATTGGTTTAGAAAAAAGGCGCAGCAACTAAGAAGAATTAACAGAACTGCCTTAATGCAAGAAGAAGAACTAAAACTTGTCAACAGGCAAAATCCTTTAATTGGGTCTATGAATATGTTTTTCTATGATCCAAAGGGTAAAGATACACTTCCTTTCTATGATCGATTTCCTCTAGCGATTATAGTCGGACCCGCCCCAAAAGGATTTTATGGTTTGAATCTACACTACCTACCGCCAACCCTGAGGGCAAAATTTCTTGATGCATTGTTAGACATTTCGACGAACAAAAGGTATGATGATAAAACAAGGTTTGGATTAACATATGAAATGTTGCAAAAATCAACTAAGATGAGGTATTTCAAACCTTGTTTTAAACATTATCTGACTTCACATGTAAAAAGTAGACTTGCTAGAGTTCCTGCTCCCGAATGGGAAATTGCAACTTTTCTTCCTACCGCAAGTTGGGAAAAGGCATCAGCAGCAACAGTATATCGCAATTCAAGGAAACAAATCTAATGGCCAGTATAGACCAACTAAAATCTATCGTATCTTCTAAAATGGGCTTTGCAAGAACAAACCAATTCCTAGTTGAATTACCAAGCAACTTCGAATCAACTAGTGGATTTCTTGGGCAAATCGCAGGGTTTCTCGCTTCCGGTAATATGGGTGGAGGAAACTTAAACCTCTTGTGCGCATCAACAACTTTGCCAGGAAAACAGATTATGACAAACGAGCGCAGAATTGGAATGGAATTTCAAAAGGTCGCATATGGTTACGCTGTTGAAGATGTTTCTATGTCTTTTTATGTACTAAACGATTATGGTGTTCGCAAGTATTTTGATTCTTGGCGCGCATCAATTTTGGATGAAAACACTCAAGGTGTAAAATACAAGAGTCAATATGCAAAAGATGTAAAGATTCATCAATTGAGAAAACCTATTGCAAACCTTGGCGGAAACCTTGGGCCATTGAAAATCAATATTGGTATTGGTGGAGATACAGTTTATTCAGTTAAGTTGAGGGGTGCGTTTCCTACAACCATAAGTGCAATTGAACTAAATAACGAGTTAGATGGACTTGTGCAAGTTAATGTACAATTATCATATACTAACTGGGAAAACACTTCGGGCGGACAGGGTTGGATTCAAGCATCTGCAGGGTTTGCTGGTGGATTAGGTGGATTAACAAATATTTTAGGATAAGGTGAAATAGAAAATGGGAAAGAAAAGACAAAGAGCACATCAGGTTTCAAAGGGTCAGCGTAAATCACAAGACTCACGATGGACTAAAGAGGCTCGTAGAGAATGGGTTGGTAGTACTGCGCAGTTGACTGCAAAGGTTGCTGCATTTAAAAAGGGTAAGAATGTCATGTTGACTATTAAAAACCCTAATACCAATGAAACAAATAAACCGTTTATTCGGGTGAATGCAAAGGACGTTTGGAGAACTGCATAATGGCACTACCTATAATTAATGAATCTTCGTGGTATGAAAGTGAAGTACCTTCTACAAAACAAAAAATTACATATAGACCTTTTTTAGTTAAAGAACAAAAAATTCTATTGATTGCAAGTGAATCGCAAGATAGAAAACAAATTATGAATGCGATCTGTGATACTATCTCAGCATGCGTTAAAGAAGAAATTGATTTTAGAAAACTTCCTACATTTGATGTAGATTATATATTCAGTCAAATCCGTGGTAAGTCTGTCGGTGAATCAAGTGAAATTATTATCAAATGTAAAAAATGTGAAGACGATAATAAGGTTTCCGTAGATATCACTAAAGCAGAAATCAAAGGGACATTCAAAGAAAAGGTTGTTAAGATCACAGATGATATCTCAGTTGAAATGGTATATCCGAGTTATCATTCAATGGCGAATAAACTTGGTTCTTTAGATGATAATAGTTCTGACGGTGCAGCAATTTTTGATATATTGAGTGCATGTATCAATGCCGTATTAACTAATGATGAGAAGATATTGATTTCTGAAGAACCAAAAGAAGAAGTGGATAGATTTATCGAATCACTTACGAGTGAACAGTTCAATAAAATTGCAGAATTTGTTACAAACTTTCCTAAATTATCTATGGAAGTGAACTTTGTTTGTGAACATTGCGCAGAAAATAACACAGTGACTTTGGAGGGTCTTGAGGATTTTTTCTAGTACACCTCTCTCATGAATCTCTAGAGAATTATTATCGTGTCAATTTTCAATTACTACAACACTTTAATTATTCTCTTACTGAGGTCGATAATATGATACCTTGGGAGAGGGAAATATATTTGATTATGTTAATGGAACACTTAAAAGAACAGAATCAACAACAAGAACAGATGGGATAATGTCATGGCAGACGTTACGTTAAATCAAGTTAATCAAACTCTACTTGCTCAAAATAAAAAGCAAGAAGGAATGGCGCATGATATTGCGGGTTTACGTTACGAGTTTGCTGAATATTTTAAATTCCTAAAGGATAAAGCACTTGATGATCTAGAATCTAAAAGAGAAGGTAAGAAGACTGCCGCATCTGTTTCGAAAACTGGTGCACAAGGCGGAAAAGGTATATCTGGATTAGGTGGAATGAAGGCCATCGCTGCGGCTGCGTTCGTTGCTGTGGTGGCGGTATATACTGCACTCAAAGATTATTTTGGTAAACTTTGGGCAATGACGAAGGTATTCGGTAAAACAGTTAGAGCAGTGATTCGCCCCTTCTTGAATTTCAAGTTTCCTTTCTTAGAAAAGATTACCAAGTCAGTTACTGATTTTGGTGAGAGAGTATTAAAGTTTTTTAGAAATATTGGAAATAAAACTGGATCTAAACTTACTGAATTTTTCGACAATGCCGGCAAGTTTATTGATGACATGATCAAACCGATTAGAAATATCTTTCGAAACTTTACAGTTGGTTTCACGAGAATTGGTACAAGAGCAACTGGCGTTATTGATGATCTATTGAAGATGGAAGACTTCGGCACCCTTGCAGCAAAAATAGGCGCAGGTCTTAAAACTGCAATCATGGCACCGATCAATTTTCTATTCAGTTCTTTCAAAACGGCTGAAGCAGCAGAAGACTTTAAGGGCATCGGTGATGCATTGAATAAATTTATTCAACCAATCAAAAATCTATTTAGTATCGGAGAAGATAGTTTCTTTGGTAAAATGTTTTCAGGTCTTAAGAGTGCATTTAGTTTCTTAGGTGAAGGAAGCGTTTTCATGAAAACTCTAGCATCGGTAGGAAGAGTGATTGGAAGACTTGCATGGCCAATTACAGTTATAATGGGAATCGTCGACGCTGTGACTGGGGCATTCCAAGGATTTGTAAATGAAGACGGTTCTTTTGGCGACAAGTTGCTTGCTGGACTGAAGGGTGGTATTGCTGGATTATTCAAAGGATTGATCGGCGCACCACTTGATTTGATTAAGAGTGCAGTATCGTGGATCATTGGTAAGTTTGGATTCAAAGATGCAGAGAAACAACTTGATAGTTTTAGCTTTACTGATTTAATCCATAATCTGGTAATGAGTCCAATTGAAGTTCTGAAAAGAGCAGTGAATGCGATCGTAGAAGGTCTTTCTGCAATGGTCGAGAAGATTCCAGTAATCGGCAAAAAGACAGCGAAAACTCTGAGGAATTTTAAGTTTG